AGATCATGCACGGTTTTCCCCCATCCCTGCTCATCCATGTGACCAGAATGCCCTGCATACCGATCCACCGGGACGCGCCTATCAGCCATCATACGCTCATACCGCCCAACACGCCCCGCTAAATCCCTTTGCATTCGAGCATAAACATCTTGCACACTCGCCCCCTGTGCGGCACCGATCGGATCATACTGCAAAGCATTCATTGGAGTCAACGAGTCTTGCCGACTTCTATTCATCGCATATTCATCTGACAACACATTCATTTGCCACTGATACTGTCGGCGAATGGCTTCAAGATCACTTGGCGAAAAATCTTTTTCAGTAATTGGGGCTGTCCTCCCCAACACATTTTCCGCCAGTATTCTCGCATTCACCGGAACACGGTTGTAGAGGGAGCGAAGATAGCTCACTTCGCCTTGATGCCACTCAGGATGAAAGTCCATCTTCGCGTTCCCACTCAGTAGTAAATCGGACCATACTTGCGCTGGTATTCCTCAATGTCCTGCTGGTATTGCCGCCCGCGTTCCGCCTCGTTCGTTCCGAACATGTTATCGAGGGCCTTAGTCACATAGTAGTTCAGATTGGGCTCAAATCCCTGTTGAGTCTGAGCAGCCTGCGATTTGGCCTTTCTTCCGCCAACAGTCACAGGCGGCAACGTCGCTTTTGCCCGACTGCGGCCAGATTTCTGAGTTTCTGCTTGCTGCGGGGAGTCAGGCTGGTATTGCAGCGGGTGCTCTGCGAAGCCGCCGAAAAGCGGCGAGGCGAATGTGGGGGAGTCCATTGAGGCAAGGCGACCGAACGGCATCGGCGGACCTTCCATGCCGCGCGCCCGTCGCGTTTCTTCCGGCCTATCGCGGTCGCCCATTGCGACAATCGCCCCCGGCGCGGCCATCATACCGGCGCGGGCAAAAGGCATTCCACGGCCGCCCATACCGCCGCCGCCCGTCACCCCAAAATCCATAGACCCATCCCATCCACCGCCACCACCAGCAGCACTTCTACCTGGGCCGGCAATGCCCTGCACTTCATACCCCTCGCCCTCAATCGGACCAGCGCCCCGCATCCCGCCTTGCGGCATCATGCCCCGACCCTGCGCCATCACAGGTAGATTACCCGACGGCCCGACAGGCTCATACCGCAGGCCTCCAACCGGCACGCCTGCTCCACCACCCTGCCTAATCCCCGGCCTCGGCATCTCCACAAACGGCACGCCATCACCCGGCAGCACTTCACCATACGGCGCACGATCCGGCTGCCCCTGCACTCTGGGCTTCACGCCCGGCCGAGGCATTTCCGCGAAAGGCACTCGATCTGTCGGCAGAACCTGACCATAATTCGGCCTATCAGCATTCGGACCAAAAATCGGATGGCGCAGCGCCCCACGGTTCCCTTGCCGCATGATTTCCGACATCTGGTCAATTGCGCGAGGATCATAAAATTCCTGCGGATTGCGCCTTACCTCAACAGGCACAAAGTCCCCATCACCCGGACGGAAGCCCTGACCACCCTCTTCCCAATACGTCGCAGAATGCTCGGGCTTGTAAGCAAAACCTGCCTGACCCGGCACCGGGCGTGAACGCTGCATCGCACGAACAGCATTTTGTTCAAAACCACTCACCGGCCCACTGAACGGCGCTTGCGGGCGGGAGAAGTCATAAAGCGGACCTTCCAGCATCGGGCGTGGCGCAGGCCCCTGCATCGACCGCATAGGCGGCGCAGGCAATCCCTGCCTCGGCGGCAACACCTCGCCCTCCAGCACATTCCCGCCGGGAAGCATCGGACGGCCAGCACTCGGGTTCAGTCGCAGCCCCGGCGTTCCAGGCATTCTAGCCCGCATCGCCAACAGCGCCAGCGGATCAATAAAATCACTTCCCTCTGCGCGACCCTGCGCGAAATCCTCTGGATGCGCCTCCCGCAGCGCCTGTTCATATCCAAGCGAGCCGAGTTCCTCGCGCAAACGCTGGCCCGCAGGGGAGCCCATGTCCGCCCCGCTCAGTTCCCGCTCAAGCCCTCTTCCAAGGGCTGCAAGCCAGCTCTGTCCCGGAAACACATTCCGGCGACCAGCCTCAAACGCCTCTTGCGCCTGTCCCTCCCTAGCCATATCAAATCTCCTTCGTAATCCGCGCCATTACCCCAGGCATTTCAGGATGTTCGCCATACGCATGACCATCTGGCCCGCGAACTGCGCCCTCCGGCATTTCCATATCCGAAAGCATTCCCCCTCTCGGACTATCATGCCCTTCATACGTATCGCTAATCGGAACTTCTGTGCTTTCCTTAACTGCCTCATTCGACACAATTGCCTGTTGCTCCGGCGACAACCCCTGCTGTTGCTGCACAACCTGAAGCCGCTTGGTAATCGCGTCATACACTTCAACTTCACGCTTCTCAAGCCTCGCCTGGGACTTACCTTTCTCCTTGGTAAGTTCATCCATCGTGGCTTGCAGCGCACCCTGCAACTGCTGCACTTGCTGCATAAGCGCCTGTTCCGTCGGCGTCGGACCCTGCCCCAGCGCCTGCGGAGGAACAAGCCGCTTCAACCGTTCCGCAGCTTCTTCCGCCATCGGAAAATCTCCCGCGCGGAACATAATATCACCAATGACACTGGTCAAACCAGGGTTCTGCGTCAGGATCAACGTGAGGGCATTAAACGCCTCTTCTCTACGAGTGGCGTAACCCGGCCCCACATCTGCCATCACCTCATACTTTCCAATCGAAGGATTCAACACCCGCCCGACCACTTCCGCCTGCTCATTCAATTGCACCGAAAACGCCTGCTTCGCCTGCGGATCAAGTTTGACTTCAAGGCTCTCTTGATTTTCCGCCAAAATCGTCATCACCCGCTGCGTGTCATAGATTTTCGGCACAAGGTCTAGCACGATCTTTCCAATCTGCCGAATCGCAATCGCCAGATTGTCGATGAAATGATATGTGGCCTTGTCGCCTTGTCTCTGGCGTTCCGCAATCGCCCTTCCCGTCCGCTCGTTGCCCTGTTGCCCTAGCTGATTTTCGTATTGCCCCGAAACCATTTGCATTTCGATGTTCGCGAGTTCCATGCCCTTCAACGCCACTGGCGACGGAACAGGCGGTTCGACCCTCGACGGCGGCGGGAGCGGCTTGCCGTCATCACCTACAGAGCGATACGGCAAATACGCCTGATTTTGCCTATTCGCATTCGCCCAATACGTTTCATACCCCTCAACACTTTCAATCCCAACAAGCCACGGAGTTTTAGTTTGCAGCGCTCCATATTCCACCGCCGCAGACGCCCAATAATTATACATCCGCTGCGGGTCTTTCATCGCGCGGGTATGCCCTTTGCGATCCAACCGCCCATCAATAACAGTCTCTTCTCCGATCACCGGAATAATCGGAATCCACTTTCCCGGCCAGATTTTCGTCTCTTCCTCAACAACATGAGTTCCGACGATAAAATAATACTTGAACGTCCTGCGCATCACCGGACGCCGCAGCACAGACTTGTCTTTCAAAAACGGGCTTTTCGGATCGACTCGGCGCAGGTCCGACACATGCACTGGAATAGGCCCCTCCGGCCCTTCCACCAGCAGCAACTCATCTTCCTGATCTTCCGCCTCGTAATACTCCGCGACCCGCACATGGTCCTTGTCGCTCCACCCGACTTCCTGCAAACCATCCCCTCCGAGATGCTTATAGGCAGGGTATTTAAGTTCAAACAAATCCCTCGGAATGTCCTCAAAAATAAACCCAAATCTCGCGTCTTCCTTCGCCGGAGCCTTCGCATCAGGGTCCAGATACACCCCCATCGGGTCTGCCACACTTGTAATATAAATGTCCTGATCGAACGAGTCGTCAGACACATAGTCTGTAATGACTCGAAGATACCCAATCCCGCCCGTCACCTGATAAGTGGTGGCGTAGTCATAATGGGCAGAAGCATTCGATTGATATTCGATTTGCCTCGCAATTCCGTCCCAAATCCGAGCCGCCTCGACCGTCGCGCCATTTCCGGCAGCGCGGAACTTGATAGCAGGCTTGTTCATCTTTGCATCATTGATGATGTTCAGATTGTGCTGGCGGACCTTGTTAACCGTCAGCGCAGGTCGCTCGTCCCTCTCACGGTCAGTCCACATCCGCGTCGGCCACTGATACTTATTGTCAGAGTCCGCGTTAGCGAATTTAATGTCATCATTGAACAGTCTCCGCGCGTAGCTTTCCCATTCCTCGCAACGCCGAAACCGATCTTTCGCCCGACGAAAAACTTCATCATGAGTCATAGCTTATCCCATCCATCCCAGGCCATCATTCGTGCCGAAATACGGCAGCAATTTAGGCTCATTAGCTTTCTGCAACGCCCGCATCGCCCGGCGGCCTGCACTATTGCCTCCATCCGACGCTACCGCCATATACCGAAACGCATCTGCCGCATGTGATGACCAGTCATGGACTGGCTCTCTCGACAAGGTTTCAGTTTCCTTGTCTTCTTCATAATGATAGTGCCGAAGTGCGTGCAGCAAGCCTTTTTCACATCTCGCCGCATCAAACCAGCAAGTCGGAAAAATCGCCCTCGCCGCGATAATTCCGTCGAACTTCGACAATCTCGGCACAATCCGCACCGTAAACCCGGCCTCTTTCATCTGCTCTTCGATCGACTTCTTTGTGCCGAGAGTCTTGGCACGAGCGTCATGCGGCAGAAAACAAGTGCCATACTCATACAATTCCCCAGTCGAACCCCGACGCTGCCGCAGCACATGAATGTAATGATCCAGGGATTTTAACCGATTTTCATAAAAATCAATCACCCGCCGCTGCATCCCCACATACTGCTCAAAAATAATCGCAGTCGAATCGCTCCGTCCCAAATCCCAATACAAATTCACGGCGGAACTGCTCATATGCGGAACACTTGTAATCCGGCCTTCGAGGGCACAATCCCGCAATTCATCCGCATAAACCGCGCCGTCGAGAGACTTCCTGCATTCCCCCTCCCACACATGCAAATAAGCGTCAATATCACGATCCCGAAGGTCCAGCATTTCGGCCTTGAGCGTGCTCGGAAACCACGGATTATCCCGCCACGAAATTTTCTGCACAATCGCGTTTTTGGGCGGGTGCAGCACAAATCTCACATACGTATCGTCACTTTCAAGTTCCGGGTTGAACGAGGCCCAGATTTCCGATCCTTCCTTTCGAATCGTAGGGATCAGCACTTCCCACGAGTTCTTCGTGACTTTATTCGCCTCTTCAACCCAACAAATATCCACACCTTCATACGACTTAATCTTTGTGACGTTGTTTCTAATCCCCTCGAACGAAAACTCACTACCCGTAGAGGGGCAGAAAATCCTCGCCTGTTCAATCTGGTAATAAGGCGAAAGCCCCATGTTTTCAATCTGGTCACTCAGCACCCTATGCACCGAGTCACGAATGGAGTTCTGCAATTCACGAGCGCACAAAATACGAAGGGGCTTTTGCGCTGCCAGCAACACAAGGGCGCGAGCAATGCCCCAGCTCTTCGCGCCGCCTCGTCCGCCATAGAGCACACGATAACGCACCGGAAGGCCGTTCACTGTCGGCCAAAACAAACATTGCAGTTTGTTCGGCCATTCAATAACCTTCGTATTTTGCGGCTTTAGGTCCATCGTCCACTCAATTCTCAGTGGGCCTACTTACATTTCTTGTTATACGCGGCGAGACCCTTCTTGTCCATCTTCTTATCTTCTTTCGAGCCCTCTTTCACGCCCCTTTTCTTCAACTTTTTATCCTGCGCCTTATCCATTTTCGAGCCCTCCCACTCCTTCATCGTCATCTTTTTCATTTCATCCTCCGTATCTTAAATCCGATTTGCAGCAGCAGGTAAGTGCAGCCCAAAATCGGCGCCAGCAACGCCGCAATATCCGACACAACTTTGAGATATTGCAGCCAAAATGGCGACGAGACCATTCCCGTCGCCACGACCAATCCAATCTTCTCCGAAACAGGCAAGATATGCTCCGCCAGTCCATGATCGTTTTGCATCATTTCCCCCACCCACACAACACTTTGCCTGCCGCATTGTGCTCTTTCACCTGCCAGATAGTTCTGTCTGTGTCCTTTTGTGACCAGTAAATCGGCTTTGCGGCAACACAGAAATCAGTCCCGTCTAAAGCCGTCGTCGTCGCGCACGCGCCCAGGCTCCCGAACAGCATCCCGCTCAACATCAATCCGAGCCGCTGCTGCATCTCGCCCTCTCTTCGCCCGCAACAACTGCATTGCTTCCCTGACGGCACTCAACAGCACCGTCAGGAACGCCAATATCCGCGTCACTTCTGAGAACTCACGTTCCAGTCTTTCGCGGCAACCAGCCCCAGCGCAATCAGCGCGTTCTGCAAGTCCGGCCACGAGACGGTCTTGGACTGATAGGCGTCCCACAACACCGACGCCAGCACAATCAAACCCGTCACAGTCGTTTTCCATGAAGTCATTGTCCACTCCTCACCGACACAGCCCGTCCCTGCAAGCATGAACGAGCGCACTACATCCCGCCATCGACAGCGCTACGATCAGCAGGAAAAGAATACCCATGCATGATCGCACCAACTCTGCCACCCGAGAATCCCAATCCAGCGTCCCGATCACCCCAATGCAAGTCACCACAAATCCAATCACCATAACCACGATTTTCATTTCAGTAACTCCCTCACCCGCGCCCGCACGACAGGATTTTCAAGCGCTTTCAAAACCTTCTCTTCAAAATCACTTAACAATTCTTGCGGAGGGGCTTTTTGCAATTCCCTCGCCACCTTCTTCACACTCGCCACTCGTGCCGCCCATCCCTTACCAAACGTCGGCCAAGTCGCAAGACTCTGTAAAAACGCCAGCCTCCGGTCGCACAGATCAGCCGCCAGATCGCTCTTATATCCCGCAATTGCTTGAAGCGTCTTTGGCCCGATCACCCCGTCATCCACAACGCCTAACAAGCGCTGCAAATACCGTACAGCTCTACTAACCCCGGAGTTCACCGCGAAGTCAAAAACCGCTAAATCCACACCACTCGGCAGATCATCTCCCCTCACCTTATTCCAATACTCATTTCTATAAATCGCTTGAAGTTCTGCATCAGTGATGAGCCGGACAGATTGATGGCGAAGCCCCTGCGCTTTCCGCCAATCATCATACGTCCCCTGCGTCACACCTTTCATGGTGTCCCCGCCAGGGTCTTTCGGATGCGAAGACCAGCCCCCTTCGTGCTTCAGCACTTCCGCAAGGCACTTCTCATAATTCGCTTTCATGAGCACTTCCACGCACGGAGGGACTTGTTGATCCGCGAGTTGGGGTCATTCGCGGTCTTGGCGCTCGTCAGCTTTTTCTTCATGCCTTTCATTCTTGCACAAAAGCTGTCTTTGCGGGGGCCACCCTCCGGCTGCGGAGGCTTCAGCCCCGGCTTATCAGGATTGGCCTTGTTGTAAGAGGCCCGACCCTTGGCATTAAGCCCGCCCGAGGGGTTCTTACCTTCTTTTCGCTGCCATGCCGGAGTCTTCGCCATCTTTTCCTCCTTACGACCAGTTACCCACCATCGCCGCCGATGCATTGCCCAACTGCGCCATTTGCCAATACGAATTGACAAGAACATTCGCCGCCGCGCCGTTTGTGCCTTGGGTGATCTGAGGAATGATCGTGCCTCCCCCAGACACTCTTATCATTCCGCGTAGCGCATAGGTGCCGGTCGTATAAGTCACACCTGTCGAGCCGACTTGAGAAGCGGCGGCTGTCGTAGAAACCCAGTTAAAAGCCGCTATGTTTCCTTCGTTACTTGTGGTCGTGTATGCGATTGAAGCAATCGTGGCGGTGCCTGCAAACCCTACGAAAATCGTATGCGCCGAGGTGCTGAGCCCTGACACTTGAACAAGCATTTCAAAATCGAACGTCCCGGCGGGGACAGTCAATGCGCCGTTGGTCGGCCCACCACCGCCCGCAAAAATCGCCTGCGCAGTAGTATTGGCCGCCAGCGTGCGACTTCCTGTAAGCGCAACGAAATGAATAACCGGCACCACACCACGATTGTTCGCCACAGGGGTTTTATAGAAAACCGTGCCATCATACTCAAGTGCGCCAGCGGCAGGGGTCGTCAGATTTGTTCCAGACGCGATTGTCAAAGGCGCAACACTTACCGTTCCTGCGCCCAGGTTAACTCCCGAAAGCGTCGGGGCGGTGCCGAACACCAACGCCCCGCTGCCCGTCTCACCGGTCACGGCAGCGGCCAGATTGGCGCTACTCGGCGTAGCCAAGAACGTGCCTACGCCCGCTCCGAGCGAGGCGATACCGCTAATCGGCAGGCCCGAGCATCCCGAAAGCGTTCCACTCGACGGAGTTCCGAGCGCCCCGCCATTCACAACCGGCGCACCCGCCGTTCCCACATTGACCGCCAACGCCCCGGCCACCCCGGTGCCCAGCCCACTCACACCACTTCCAATCGGAAGCCCTGAACAGTTCGTCAGCGTTCCGCTGGCCGGAGTGCCCAACGCGGGAGTCACCAACGCCGGGCTATTCAGCGTCGGGTTGTCGGCAAACACCAACTTCCCCGTTCCAGTCTCATCACTAATAACCCCCGCCAACTGCGCCGAAGTCGTGGCAGCAAACTGTGCCAACGTGCCGGAAGTGCTCGCCGGGGAGGGCAGGGTCTTCAACATGACCGCCCAGGAATTAACGCTTGTCCCAACAAACCAAAACGTCAGGCCCGGAGGGATCGTCTGCCCGATGTTCCCAGGCAGGCCATCGACCGTCGATCCGCCCTGCGCAAAAACCAC